AACAAAGCTACCAGAAACAACGGTCTAACTCGTGCGCTTCACTATGCAACGCACAACATTTCACTTGTGCCCAGGAGAGCTATCCTGGGAGAAAGCTCATTTACACAAGCAGCTGACAGACAGTCATTCTTGGGCTCTCACCCCCAAGAAGCTGAGTTTATACAGCTTCCCGTTCCACCTAAGGACCGGACCACCCTAGTAAGGGCGGGAACCTAAAACGGAACTAATTAAAGTCCCGGTTTATTGACGCTTCTATCTAACCAACCATGTACATCATGGTTCCCAGCAAATAAATGCCAGGAGGGCTACCAATCCTGGTTAGAAGAATCAACACACAAAACACCTAATTAAAGGCATTTAAAAACAAGATTGTCTGAACAGGTCCACAACCATTTTATCAAAAGATGTGTTACAGGACATTATATGTCCATCACACATGTCTGAACAAACCAACTTGGCTGCAGTTCTGCCCAGGCCACGAACTATGTACATTGCCTTACCCCCATCTACCCCAGGATCTGTACATTTGCGCAGTTGGGTAGTGGGTTTTGATGCAAACTCAGGGTCATATTCACAATGTTTGCATTGAACCTGTGGGAGAAGGCGTTCAACCTGCCTGGCAATAGCTGAAGTTGCATGAATTTCACAACGTCGCGCACAACCATCACCAACCAGGTTTTTACTAAAGTAGCTCCTCAAAGAACTAGCCCCTAAAGGCTTGCAATTATCGTACATATGGAGGAGCACTTGTTTCTGGGCATATCCAAAAGCAGAGCAAAAAGATATAGCGCAAGCCCAGATATCATTGTAGGGAGCGCAGCCTTTGAAATAAAGATTGCTTCCACTCTCATAAGCAGAGATAGCTAATTCAAGCTCAGGTCTCTTCTTAATGGAGCGGAAGCTCTCGACAAACTTAGCAGTAGGCATAGCTCCCTGAGTTGCAGCATGAACAGGTTTTATTTGTACACCTGTCTCACCTGCAGCAAGACGATTGAAACACAAGGTGTATGAGGGCCCACTTGGACAAAATTTAGGCCCACAAACAAAGATACGGTCTGCTATTGGCATAGACCAATTAGCTGGACCAGCAGGAAGCATAAAGCTCTTACACCTTGGATCAATCAACATATCAAGAACACCAGCAGGATTATCGGAAGGACACCCAGTGTAACGCGCCCGCCAGTGTTCACCACATTGGTTCCAATCCAGGAGCCGGTGTTGACCATTCCGCCACATAGGCAATCTCTCGAGATAAAAAATACGGAGATTGTCAAACTCGTCCCGATCTTGGCGGTAATACAGCTCTTGCAAAGCATTTTGCACATTTTGGTGCAAGAGGGGTATTGGATCACAATCAGCCGAGCGTAGATATAGCAAGGATGAATATATACAAGTTCTATCTAACGCTGGCATGACTTGCCCCGAATCAGAAATGAGGAAGGAACGCTTAAGAAAATCTAACTGCGCGAGTGGTTTTGCCTCTAGCACAGGAGATAACTTATCACTACCATCAGTAATAGTGATTTTCTTCCTCGCCAATGTCTTCTTAATAACCTCACCAGTAAAAATTTTTTGCATTGAAGGATCAACTGCAATGAGGTTATCATCACCATATACCACCAGAGTCACAAAAGTTTCAAAGCGATTAAACTCTGGTGATGGAATTACCGTTTTGTACACATACCGTATGAGAATTTCATTAAATACAGAGTTTAACAATACGGTAAGTGCACACCCCGACGGGATCCCACCCCGAACTTCAAAAACTTGGGATCTAGCTAAGCACTTTCTACCAAAAATGGACATTAACAAATTATGCCTAGCTAATTGGGGAGGACTACCGGGCAGCTCACCCTTCCCCTTCTTCTTTAAATTGGGGTTGGCGTTGGAATAGCATTTATTTACCATTTTCCCTATAGCATCCAACACCTGACAAGACATGAGACCGTCAAACTTAGAATAATCACAGTTGTAAGCAACCGAATTCTTAGCAGCAAGACGATCCATCAGGAGCCCCCATTCACGCCCCTGAACAACGATGCCCACCTGACACGGCAGGCACCATCGCATATCTGAGAGGAATAAAGCCCAATGCAAAAATTTCTTTCTGAAAAGCATATTTTTGGGCAATTCCAATATCTCGAAGTTTCGAGTGCCAAGTTTTTGCAGAACCTTACGCTCCACAAGCAATTCGTCTTTTGGGCACTCAATGCAAACCATCTCAGGGATGCCCCCTTCAACCTGTACCTCCTCTTGCAGTCTGTGATAATCATTATACACGGAAGTACCAGGCTTTAGAGTGTAAGCCCCAGGTCCACCCTCGAAATATCGAGTTTTTCCTTTTTCCCCATGCGTCCTTTCAAGCACATAGGGATAACCTTCAGATGTGTCCATGATCAATTTATCAAAGTCATCATCACCATTGATCACGACATCATCTTCAACATCTTCAAATTCCGCACCAGCATCAAACCAGGTTTGCACAATATCATCGCATACTTGCTCAAACAAGCTAACCTCGGTCTGACCTGGACGGACCTCCTCTTCTGTAAAGTCTGTCATTGGTTCATAAAATTTTTCCATTGCAACCAAGACAGGATCTTTACCTTCAACGGGCGTGCCTACAGTACGAGGATCATCTGAGACCAAGACACTTGGTATCTTGGGATTATCAAATGGAATTGCAAGATCCTCATTAACAGCAACGTATTGGGTTTTCCGCGGCATATGTGGAAGTTCAGAGGCGTGCTTCCAACCCAATTTCTTCAAACCCCGTGGCGCATCTTCCCATTCCTCAGGCACATAGGTAAGGGAACAAGTTGTCATGTGAAGCGCCGACGGCAACAGACCAACTCCAGTGTTGTGCTTATCTGTGGAAATAACTAGGCCCACAATTCTATGTTGGCCTCCAATTTTGGCAACGCAGATAGCACCACAATCATGGAGTTGCGCTGGCCTACCATACTGGATATATCGGGGAATTTCCCTTCTATATCTGTCCTCTCCAAATGGATCAGCAATAACAAGAGGACGAGTGCGGAGTTCCGCGTCATGGTCGGTCCAGCTCACCAGCTCTATATCGATTTTCCCTGGACTTTGCATTCTATAACAGCTGGCATCCAAAGTAAATGGTCCAGGGAAATCCCTCTCTAAATCGTATTCAAAATATTTCTTACAGCGAGAGGGAAGTTCAGGAATAGAAGGACAGCGATATTGAACAATTTCGGTATCCTTCTTTTCGCCTTTCCTGACGGCATCGTGCTCCCAGTGAATCTCAACAACATCACGTGTGGAAAAATGAGCCACAACGGTACTATTGTTGGGAATCATGAGGGCCTGGTGTCGGGTTATGAAAATTGAACGACCAGGCCCTCTAACAGCATTGACCACCGGAGCAACGGTCGAGTCAACGTACAACACCACCATCATTTCTTCATAAGCATAGGCATCATCGACTGAAGCTCCAGCCAAACGATGCCTAGCATATCTTGGTTGCACTGGTGGTGCACGATTGCGGTGGGCAACTGGACTTGATCCAGAAGAAACAACAGAGGCTGCAGACATTTGTTCCATTGCAACCATCCCACCTACAGCAGAACCCCCTGAGGCAAAAGAAAGCAGGGGCATAATAAAACCATAACATGCAAAGGTTACACAAACAAATCCCATGAGTAAAGGGAAAATTTTAGGTCCATATGTCCTAACATACTCATAGGAAGTTGCAATGTTGCTCAGTAATCTTGCATGCAACGCCTCAACATCAAAAGCGGGGTCCGTGCGAATTTTATTGACTTTCTTTTGCACGGCACGGAGGTAAACCCGCTCAGCAAGCCCAAGAGTTTCATAAAATTCTCTTTGAGTTGCAGTACTTTTGGGCCCTAGGGAGGTGAGTGAAATAACATTGTCTTCCTCCCTAATCATTCCTTTCAAAAATGCCCCAACAAGTTTAAAACGACTTTGGGAAGCCATTGTCTTCGTAATGTCTGGGGCAAATTTATCGAGTGTGTACTGTTCCATTTCATCAGTGAATTTTAACTGTTTAGTTATCTCAGTACACACTCCAAGCTGTGTAAAACCAAAAACGCGACCATCCACAGCAGCAATGGTCATGTACCCGCTTGGAATTTCCCACTTACAACCGAGGTCCACAGGTGGCACAAAACTTGCGTCTCGCGCGTACATACTTAAAAAAGTGGCACACTCAGTGTAAATGGGATGCGCAGGACGGAAGGAGGAAAGATGATTACTTTGTAAGATCATCTCCTTCTCTCTGTGCAGGCGGAACTGGTTAACTGCCTCAGCCATGGCAGCCCCAGCAGAAATCCATCCGGTAATGGGCGCATGCGTTTCACGATGTTGTAACATGCACTCAATTGAAGCTTGTGGATTCCGCGGGTCAAATGGTTGAAACGTGCCTTCAAGCTCAACACCCATGTTGGAGTACTCAGGCTTCCTCCTACATTGGATAACGACATTCATGCGGTTCTTATAAGCTTCTGCATGGTTGACGTTAGCATTCGTTGGCACGTGGGCTGTATTAGAGGAGGTGACAAGAATAGCTGAATCAAATAATATGCCCTTATCTTCAACTTCAGCCATATCAAGTGGCACCTCCTTTGAAGCAACAAGATTGATGAGCTGGCTCTCTAAAGATGGATCCGTTTTGCCAGCTGACAAGTCATCAATCTGCACACAAGCTTGTCTTCTATACCTTGACCAGTATTTATCACAAGAATTCTTTGTATAGATAGACGATTCAGAAAAACCTCCCGCTCTCAATAGTTCCCTAGACATGGGTTCCATTAAGAGTGACTTGCCACAATGGGAGGGTCCGTGGATGTACACCCAAAAGGGTTCCATCCTTCTTCCTTCAAAATACCCAGCACGGACAGACTGAGTATGTATTTTCTCAAGATCAGAAACTTTCCTCTGCACAGTTGAAAGGAAAGAACTAGAAAGCTTCCGATCGGCATCACCCATGCCTCGCAAAAGTTTATGGCCATCAGCGATGAGACGTTCACATTGTTCAAGAACAATCTTATCTCCAATGGAAAAAGTTTGTGCAGCGAGACATAAGTTTTGAGATTCTTCAAGCCACTCCCTAATATCAACTGCTACAATAGCAGAGACTTCATCGAAAAAAGTGGCTTCACGACCAGTGATTTTATTCCACAGGGCGCCGAGGGTTTCAATGATCCAACAGGTCATCTCCTTAAGCACATCTTTACCCTTGCGCAACTGGTCTAGGCATGTAGCGATCTTGGCTGCATATTGCAAAGCTCCAACCTTAAAACCAAGGATAGAAGCTCCAACATTTCCAATAGCAGCAATTGCAATGTCAAGACCGCCCATGAAACTACATGTGGACATTTCGACAGCACTTTCCGGTATCACTACATCACCGTCCACAATGATGGGAGATCCTGGAGGACCAGGCTTTGTCCGGAAAAGGTTTGTAATGGCAACTTTAAAGGCACACAAAAGATCTGACACTAAAGTGTCATCCTTGCGAAAAAAAGTGTACCCAAATATGCCAAGAAAGGTTGCAAGGAAAATACCCAAAATGGTCCCTGGCTTTGAAATTATACCAATGGATTGCAGGAACCTTTCAGAAAGAAGTATTAGACCTCCAACCAGAATCAGCAATAGGGACCAAACAGCACTGTCCCTAAGCACCTTAAGGCAATCATGCGTCTTCTCTAAGATATTCATTATCCACGTAGACGCACGAGCCCAAAAACTATCAATTGTGGATAGCAGCACATTCAAATGGCCAAACAAGTTGCCAAAGCAGTCGTAAAAAAGGGACTTCATTTTACTGAAGATCTCGTCAACAACAACTTTAGACAATTCATAAGCGCGCTCAACAATACGACATCCTGCGCCTGCTATCCCTTCCACAGTGGGAGCTACAAAATTATAAAGAATTTTGCCAGCCCCACGAGCCCAGTTGGACAACCCACACGTAAAATGCGTGGGTGGTCCAAGTTCCTGGTACTCAGAGTCCAACTGCACTGCCACAGATTGTAATTCATCCATGGTACACTCAGACAGCGCATCATAGTTATCCAGGAGAGTGTCGGCATCATAATAAGCAGAAAGTTGCACGACGCTCTCCGAAATTCTGGCCCAAACAGATAGGGCCTCATCATCGGTGCCAGCACGCACCAGCTTAGCCTCAGCAGAGACTTCAAGAAAGGTGCCCTTACAGGCACGCTGACACTGGGACACAGCGTCCCAAAGATTTCCAGAAGCTGGACGCCACCAGCCGAAACCCAAAGAATTGGGAACCAAAGGGCGCTTTGGTTTTTCCTCCTTCATCGGGGAGGCAGTCCTCTCAGAATCTGGAATGATAAAGTCATCCCAGTTAATTTCCTCCTCAACAGGGGAGGCAGACCTGGCCACCTTCTTGGTGGGCTTCTTTTTTGGCCGTTTCTCGGCCTTACGCACCGCCCTTGGTGCATTTAAATCAACATATTTGAAGCCACCAGACGTGGCTTCATCTGCCTTCCTCAAAAGGGAAGGCACTCTAGCAGCAAAAGCTGCCAACCGCACACGACGGCAGGCAGCCATGCGGCGCGCAGATCGCGCCTGTTGTTGCCGGAGTTTTTTAACTCCGCGCAGAATTTTGAGCGCCCCAGCGCTCAGGACCACATGGCCCTTGGCATCAATAAAATTGACACCATTGAAGGCAACAGCCCCCTTAGGGAACTTTACCTTCTCTGCCTTAACCGGGGCAGCAGCGGTCTTCACCACCCGGATAGGACCAGGAGGTGGAACAGCAGTGCGGGCTTGATAAGCCGCACGCTTTTCGAGAAGAGCTTCATTGAAACTCTTCTTTCCAACCTTAGGGGGGTTGGCAGACCCCTTGGAAACAGGAGCTGGATAAACCAGCTCTAAGTCAGCCGGTGGGCCGACAGTGACTACAACGTCACAGTTCTGCTTCTTGAGAGGAGAAGCAGAAACCGTGGCCTTTGCAGGCACAGATTTGGATTTTGGTGCCAAAGGCACCTGGGAGTGTTTGGGGCACTTAAGAGGCCCCACGCTGGCAAGCCAGCATAAACATTTTGGTGCGGCGCTATCCGCACTCTTTCGGGGTGCTGTGGCGCTATCCACAGCTTCAACATCCTGTTGCTTGCGGACCAACATGGCACCGCAGCATACGCCAGGACAACGCATGCTAAAAGCAAGACCCTCCTCACGGAGGGCACGATTGCTCCACTCACTACGTGAGTAGAGACAACCAGCAATTGGGCATGTATAGCCC